TGCCTGTGGCTTTTTGTTCGTTACTGACCATTTGGCTGACCAGTTCATCGAAGCATTGCAAGCTCGTTTAACCATCACCTCACTTGGCGCTCGCGTCATGCAAGGTTTGAAGGGCGACGTTGCTATTCCTAAGCTGTCTGCTTCTGTGACAAATGCCGCGTTCGTTGCTGAAGGTTCAGCACCAAGCGAAGGCGCTGCAACTTTCTCACAAGTGACCATGTCTCCGAAAACGCTGGCGGCATATGTCGATGTTTCGAGAAGGCTAATTTCCCAATCAGATCCTTCAGTTGAGCAGGTTTTGCGTAACGACATCATCAACACTTTCGCTCGAAAGATTGACGAAGTTGCGATCCAAGGCGGTGCGGCTAACGCTCCATCTGGTATTATTGCGAACGCCGGCACAAATGTCGTTTCAATGGGCACCAACGGCGCAGCGTTAACTTACGCCAAAGTCGTTGAGCTGATCAAGGCAGTTGAAGAAGACAACGCCATGATGACTAGCGCCAACTTCCTGACCAATCCCAAGGTGATTGCCGCTTTGCGTACCATCAGCAAGCAGGCTTCCGGTGTTGAAGGCAACTTCATCATGGACCAGATGGGTACTGTACTGGGTTCAAACGTTGCATCAAGCACTCTTGTTCCGTCTAACCTTACCAAAGGCACAGGCACAGCATTGAGCGCATTGTTATACGGTGACTTCAGCCAGATCATGCTTGGCTTCTGGTCAGGTGTTGATGTGGTTGTTGATCAGTCAAGCCTGTCAACTTCTGGCGGAACGCGACTCGCATTCTTCCAAGATCTTGATGTGGCTCTGCGATATCCTGAGTCTTTCTCAGTAATCAAAGACATCATCGCAAGCTAAACAGGGCGGGGAGGGCTTCGGCCTTCCCCAATCTTGGAGGTAACATGCAGATAATCATCACTATTCCATGTCATGTTCGCGGTGTACCACGATCTCGCGGTGACGTTTTAACGGTATCAGAAGCAGAGGCGCGGCAATATGTCAGCTCTGGTCATGCTGCCGAGTTTGAAGTTGAAGAAAAAAAGACCTTGAAAAAGGCAGTTGAGAAAGTAACCAAACGATGAGCTTAGAATTTGATTCTGATTTTGATGGATACTTTGACGCGCTATACGGTCACGGCGAAGTATGCACGTTCACGCCTGAAGGCGGCTCGGGGGTATCGATCAAAGTTATTTTGGATCAAGAATATTTTGAAGTACCCGGCGAGAGTGTCGGGGTTAACAGCAGCCAGCCGATAGTTTACGGCAAGGCGAAAGATTTGAAAGCGGCGAAGTATGGCGACCAGTTAAGTTTTGCGGCTATAAAGGACTTGAGTGGCAACACGATCAAAAACGCCACGATCTACAAGGTAACAGGCGTACAACCGGACAACGCTGGGTTGATTGTCTTGACGCTTACAGATACCACCGCAGCCGGGGCGTTGCGCCGGGAAAGCATCAATGTGGCTGGGGGTAACTAATGCACGTCAGACAGCAAATCAGAGAGCATGTCGGCACGATATTAACTGGCCTCACGTCAACAGGCGACAGGGTGTATCAGTCAAGAGTCTGGCCGCTAAACGCCGACACAATGCCGGCGCTGCTAGTGTACACGACAACGGAAACGTCAGAAACTGACACAATGGGGCCGACTCTTACTTTGAACCGAGAGCTGGTCTTGATCGTCGAGGCATACGTTCGTAACATTACAGTTTACGATGATCTGATCGACACGATTTGCAGTGAAATAGAAGTCGCAATGGCGGCTGATAGAACGCTTGGAGGACTGGCAAAGTTTAGCTTTCTCTCTGGGACAGACATCAGCTACAACGGTGAGGGTGAGCAGCCAGTCAGTATTGTAACGCTAGAGTTTGCGATACAATACAGAACAGCAGTGAACGCTCCAGATATAGGTGTATAATATGGAATTGCAAAGTCCTGATGGAAGCACAAAAATAACCGCTCATCCATCGAAAGTTGAATCATTCTTGGCTCGCGGATGGGAGCCGGTTAATCACAAGGTGAAGCCGAAAGCGAAAGCAAAAGCCGAGCCACAAAAAGAGGTTTTATAAATGGCTACTCATACAGGTTCAGCAGGAACAATTAAGGTAGGCGCTGCGGCAGTTGCAGAGTTGCGCTCATTCTCAATTGAAGAGACAGCAGACACGGTCGAAGATACCGTGATGACCGATACAGCGCGGAGCTTCAAAGCCACGTTGACATCGTTCAGCGGTTCAGCCGACGTCTACTGGGACGAGACGGACACTTCGGGTCAGGTGGCTTTGTCTGTTGGTTCTGAAGTTACCATTGGATTCTATCCAGAAGGCGACGCATCTGCTTCAACTTACTACACCGGGTCAGCTATTGTGACCGGCGTTAGTCGTTCAAGCTCTTTCGACGGAATGGTAGAGGCATCTATTTCCTTGCAAGGTAATGGCGCACTCACTACCAGCGTTGTAGCTTGAGTATTTTAGACAAAGCCAAGACGCATTATCAGAGCGTTTTGGCTGCTGATCCAAAGCCTATTGAAATCGAAGAATGGGGCGGGCGGTATTTTGTCCGTCCTCAAATATCGGTTAAAAAGAAGATGGAGATTCAGCAGCGTCTAACTTCTGACAAGATGGACGAAGGTCTTGCGCTGACGGTGATCTACTATTTGTGTCAGGAAGACGGTGAATCCTGCTTTACGAAACCGGAACTTACCGAAATTGTAAGGTCCGTCGATCCTGACGTACTGATTAGGGTTGCGGGTGAAATCGCTGACATGCAGCCAAAAGCGGAAGATCTCGAAAAAAACTGATAGACGACGATGCTCTACTCTTCGCGTACCAGCTTGCGGAACACTTACACAAGACGGTGGATGAGATCACAGAGATGAGCATGGTCGAGTTTCAAGGCTGGGTTGCGTACTTCAAGGTGAAAAATGGCTAATCCTGTAAGAATTCCGATCACAGCGACCAACAAGACCGCTCAAGCCTTCGCTCAAGTGAACAAGGGCTTGAAGTCAATGGGCAGCTTCGCGGGGCAAACCGCGATGAAGATCGGGAAAATTGGCGTTGCTTTTGCCACGGTCGGCGTGGCAACTGCTACGGTCATGACCAAGTCTTCAATGCAAACCATTGACGCGCTTGCAAAGACTGCTGACCAACTGGGAATCAACACAGAAGCTCTCGGCGGGCTTCAACACGCGGCCAACCTTGCAGGCGTGGAAAACAAAACCTTTGAAAAATCTCTTCAGAATCTGGCAATCGGGGTATCTGACGCCGCAAATAATACGGGTGTTGCAAAAGATGCTTTCCTTGAATTGGGTATTAGCGCAGCAGCGCTTGAAAAACTACCGCTAGATCAGCAAATGCTGGTTGTCGCAGACGCGATGAAAAACGTCAAGTCTCAGACGGACAAGGTGCGGATTGCGGCTGATTTGTTTGGCGCTCGCGGTGTTGCAATGCTTAACATGATTTCAGGCGGTTCTGGCGACCTCAGAGAGATGGCGGCAGAGGCTGAACATCTTGGCATTACCATGTCGCGGGTCGACGCGGCACAGATTGAGGTTGCTAATGATGCCGTCTCAAGGGCCACGGGAGTTTTCACCGGGCTTGGAAACCAACTCGCAGTGTCGTTCAGTCCGATCATTGCCGGGGTTGCAGACTCTTTCAGGCAGTCGGCGTTAGACTCTGCCGAATTCGGAGACATAGGGCAGAGAGTTGCTGACGCGGTTGTCAGGGGTTTTGCTCAAGCGGCTGATGTCGTTCATAATTTAAAAATCGGATTTTTGGAAGCAAAGCAGACCGTGCTTGGATTCGGTGCGGCTATGGTTGGCAAGCTGGTTCCTGCGCTTCAGGTGTTCATTGATGTTTACAACTCAATAGCGAATGTTCTTGGCGGCGATCAGATTGCATCAAATCCGCTTGGAGATTTCCTCACTGGCATTAACTCATCAATTGCCGAGACAAAAAAACAACTTGCCGAACTTGGCTCACAAGAAATGCCAAGCACAGGGATCGAAGAGTTTTACGAAAAGGTTAAGGCGAAAACTAGAGAAACAGCCGAGGTGATTGCCAAGGACGCTCCTGCGAAGGTTATTCTTGAAGATTTGGATACTAATGGCCCGGCCATACTTGAAAGACTAACATTTAACCAAGAGCAGCAAATCGAAGGCCAGAAACGATTGGCCGCATTTAATCAGAAATCAGGCGTGGCGCAAACAAGCCAAGTTGTAGGTGAGTTAGCCAATCAGTTTTCAGCAATTGCAAGCAATAACAAAAAACTATTCGCGGTCAACAAAGCATTCCAGATTGGTCAGGCGATCATGCAAACCTATTCTGCGGCTA